TTTGATTAAATTCACGTTTAATATGAGCCTTCAGGTATAATATCTCCAAGAATAGAGTAAAAAATGGAGGCATGAAGAAGATTACTGAGAACCACTCATACCAATTTGTGAGAGTAGAGTAGTTACAGAACCCGAACAATAAAAGGCTCTTTACTATGAGAAAACCTAACATTATTGAGGACGCCATAAATAGCGCTATTTTAGATCTGATAGAAATACCTGCAAATAATTTTAACATCATTCTTCGTTTTTTGTTTGAAGATCTGCGATCTTGAATCTAAGTTCTATGTTTTCTCGCTGCAGTTCCTCTATCTTCTTAAGCATATCATCTCGATACATTCTTTCTATCGTTTGCTCAACTTCAGATTCTTCGTCTTCTTCTAAGACGCGGTCAATAACAGATGGGCTCATTTCCTTTAGGTATTTCTGTCTTACTCTTTTTATGTTAGAAATTGCGCTAATACATATCACAACCCATCCCCAATTTGTAGCATGTACTTTAAGACCTCCATTACTTATAAAAACATAAGCAGCAATTAGAGAAAGTAATCCATACGCGAACGAAGTATATAGTCTAGTCTTTATGCAGGACTTAGCGGCTGCATATATTGCCAGCCATCCGATAACCATCGACGGAGCGACTAAATAAGTAACTGGGCCAGTCATCTCGCTCAAGAGAACTATCGGAAAAAACACTAGCCATATCAGTCCTTGCAAAACTTCAGTTGGCTCAGAGTCATAATACGTCAATATTTCTCTTAATCTTCTAGCTATCATCACCCTCGGGGATTTATTTTATTTATTTCATATTACGCAGGTTAATTTCTCGTATACTAAAAAAGCGACCCAGTATTGAGTCGCTTTTTATTTAATTGATTTAGGAAGTCTACTCGAACTCTTCTAGTTCGATATCATTGATATCATCTAAAACTGCCATGATTTCATTGGAAAGAATAATGTAGTGCTTTTCCCCTTTATAGGTAATTTCAGTACCTGCAAATCTATTACATAGCACTAAGTCTCCTGGTTTTACTGCCATTGGTTGATGTGGAACTCCTTCTCCACATGAAACTACAGTTCCAATATTTGGTCGCTTTACCGCTTTTTCAGGAAGCATGATTCCTCCTGATGTTTTTGTTTCTTTGACTTTCGGTCTGATCAATACTCTTTCGTATAGAGGTCTCATATTAATGATGGGTTATTTTTAATGTGATTGAATTTCTTAGAATTGAAACTCATAAACTTTTTGGAGTCAATACCACTACTTAGGCTAACTCTGACCTCCTTTGGAAACAGCTTAGACGATAATCTGATAATTCTAGCGTTGAACATAAAGTGTTTTCTCACGTCCTTTAGCTTATCAATATCGTTGACTTTATTTAGTATACTTATGTTTTCTACTATAAAGTCTATGAATTTTTCGTCTAGATCATCCAGCAAATTTAGGGAATAGTTACCGTAATTACTGCGTATAGCATCTATCATTTTAGAAGTTTTAGTAGGAGTCATCTTATCCATTTTTGGAATGTTATCCTTCTTATCACCTCTAAATATTTTAGTAAATACCTCCAAAACTGGATCTACTTTGTATTCAACGTAGTCTCTGCTTTTAAGAAGATTAATTGTTTTGTCAATTGCTGGAGTAACAATATGAGACTCGGTAAGAGAAAAGAAGTTATCTGTTTCGTCTTCAGCGTGACTAGGATTAAACTCCTGAGGAACACATAATTTCTTATGCTTAGACATTTGCTTCGGGTATATAACAATTATGTTATTCTTAGGAGAATATGTTAATTGCTTAAGATCGCTGTCTACTGTGTACACCATGATATCACCTTCTATTACCTCACATAGGTAGGCAATGATATCATCTCCTTCCGTAGAATCTATTCTGTAATAGTTAACCCCTGCTTCCTTCATTAGGTGGGGAGCAATCTCACTTTGAAAGTAATCGAAGAAAAGATGAATGTTGTCATCCTTTTTTCTATTTCCTTTGTACTTAAATGCAGTAGGTGCTACACTTGTTTCAAAGTTAGAATCATTAAAGAATTTTCTGATATAATTTTTTCTCCAGCTTCTTGAATCGAATACTAAATGCACACGGTTGAGTTTATTCCCAACCGGTGCAATTAGTGAATTCATATAATTAAGACAGAAGTTTCTAAATTGTATCTTTACTTCTTCTTTCAGAATAGACTTGCCATCATTGAATATATCATTAACGTAATATTTAGAGCCTATAGATTTATCTCTATAAGCTATAGATTTAGTAACGCTAATTGCTACATTCAGATAGGCATTTCCGTCTATTACAAAGTCCATCAATCTTCATTATTTGAGGGATCTTCGGTAGACTTACTAGATGCTTTCTTAATCGTTTTGATTGCTCTTGCAACTAGCTCTGATTCATCAAGAGAGTATACTCCTTTAGACTGTGCGTAATTACAGCTTGCCACTAGGACAAAGATAGCCTGATTTACATCCAAATTCTCTAGAAACTTTTCATAATCTTCTTGTTCAGTATATGAGATAGTTCCTAGAAGAACTGCCTTAGGAGCTTTTTCTTGCTCTTGTGACTTCTCAACTGTTTCTTCAACAGTAGGTTCTTTAACTTCTTCTGACATTGTATCTTATTTTTTTTACAGATCTGAGAATAGAGAATCATAATCGTCAGCTTCTGACGAAGTAGTTTCTGCTACTGTCTCAGTTTTTTCTTCAACAAACGGATCAGATTCAAAGTTAATATCGTCGTCTAATTCGCTTGCTTTAGACTTAGATGTAGATGAAGATACGGTGCTTCCAGACATTTTATCCGTTAGAAGCTGTTTCATCTTATCATCTCTTGTCTTGTCAATCAACATCTTTAAGATGGTAGGATTAGAAACTAAGGATGCGATCGCATCAGCTACTTTTTGATAAGTTTCTTCGGTCCACTCTTGATATAGATATTGATCAATATCCGGAGTATTCTTTTTAAGAAACTCTTGTACGAGCTTAGCTGACTTCTCGCTGTTTTCAACAACGACACTCTTATCTCCAATCTTAAACATGAACGGAGTAACCTCATCCATGAATTTAGATTTACTCCAGTCTCTGTACTGCTTGGTTTTCTTACCAACTACACATAGAAAGTCTTTACCTTCTAGCAAGTGGAATGGATTAACCGAAGATACTGAGTCCAGTAATTCATCTTCTTCTGGGTTGATTTGACCCTCGATCATATTATTGATCTGAGCTGAATACTTAAAAATCTTTACAGTTCCTTCTAGCTCGGGTCTCTGTGGATCCTTTTTAATATAAACTGGAGAATGGTGAGTATGCCATCTTGAAAAACAAGAAGACAGCTGCTCATGTAACTCCGGTTCGTCATTTTTAAAGGATCTGATAACCGTCTCTAAGTCCCATAGGATAGAAGGCTTTTCAACTGTCGAAGGACAGTCAACATATAAAGCTTCCTTTGTTAGAGGGTTCCAGAATTTAGCTGCGTATTTAGTGTATTTACTCTTGGTTTTATCAGAGATATAAGGAATAAATCTAAATACTGATTTGTAAGATCCATTATGTGCGTTTGGATCAGGATTGTAGATGTTTGCGTCTGATTTCTTTTGTGAAGAGCTTGAGCTTTTCACAAATGTGTCATTGGGTAAGTCAAAAAAGTCTGTCATTTCTCGTAATTTTTTTAGTAACTTTTAGTAATTTCGAGAGATCCATATTAGATAGAATCTCTTAGTTCTTTAGCGCCGTTTTGAATTTTGGACATGTTTGCTCTAACAGTCGGCATGTGAATTGCTTTTCTGATAGACTGTAGTCCCTTTCTGAGTCTGGAGCCAGCGCTTTTAACCCCCTTCTCATAGTACTTTTCTACATCTCCGCTCTCTTCCATTTCTTGGATAGCTGCGTCGATTTCACCGAAAATTTGGTCTTTGACCTCTTCTACGGTAGCTTTGAATTGTTGAAAATTGCTCATAATGTAATAAAATTTTAAGATATTATACTATGGCAGAAATAAAGGTTTTTAGATTCGATCTACTATTTGCTTAATTTTTTCATCCTCTAGGGATAAATTAGCATCTGGGTAGTTTTCAAGAGTGTGAATTACCCATGTTTTTAGAACTTTATTGTATTCTTCTTTGGTGATATTTCCATTCATGAGAAATGGGTATAGATACTTATCAAATATCTTATCTATTGTAACTCCCTGCTCTTTAGATCTATTGTACATTCCCCATACCATTGATTCCACTTCATCTGGAAGTAGGAAATATTGGTGACTCTTTTTAGAAGATGCTCGTTTCTTATTTGAGCTAGGTCTTACTTTGAATGGTTTTCTGTTCCAGCCGATCTGGTTAGTGTGATTTAATTCATGAGCCGCTATATCTATTAGACGGTATCTAAGTTCCTCATAAAGATCTGGCTCTCTTTCGGGATCAATAATAATTGTGAAGATAATCTCGGGAACAATGAGATCAGCTTTATCTATTTTGGTATTTGCATCTATTGCAAATCCATAATGTTCGAAGTTTATTTTTTCCCAAGATAAGTCATTAAAGTGAGAATCTTTCTCAAAGTCCGGATTTGAGTCTCTCTTTAGCTGTATAACTAGATCGAATGTGTAAGGATCTACGTACTCAAGTTCCCGTATCTCATTATAGTGAGCATCAGACGCATTAGAATCTGAGATACATTTGATTATATCATCAGCATATTCAGAGAACCTAGAGCGTCCTGAATCATCCCTCTCATTTATAAATTCTGTAAAAGACTTTATCATTTCTTAGGTACGACGATAAAGGTTACATCTATTTTATCAGTGCCGTATGTTTTTCCGTCCCCGTAAAAAGTAACTTCAGTGTCTCCCACTCTTTCTCCAACCTGTTCTGACTTAACTTGGTTTTTAAAAGTATTTAGAAATTGCTTGTTATCTGGAGTTATTGTTGATTTTCTGCCTGAGATATAGTCAGATACTGCATCTTTCTTAATGTCTATGGTAGTGGTCGCAGTCTTGTCTTCGCCGATATCTTTAACGTTCGATGAAATCCAAGAATCTAACCCAGTTTTAGATATAGAATATGTTGGATATACTTTAGTTGACGATCCATCTGGATACTTTTGCTCACCTTCATCTCCTTCTTCTATGAATATAAAAATATAGTCGATTTCTTTAGGTGCGGCAGCTGCTCCTGGCTCTGCTCCCATCATGTCTTGTTCTGCAATATAATTATCGAAATATCTTAAATGCTTTAAGTTTTGCATCTGTAGATTATTTTTTATTATTTATTCAGAACAAGTGAACGTTTATACGATTATCCGTCGCATGCAACGCAATCTATCATGGCAGCCTGAGCTATGTCTCCTCTAAGAACAGATTCGGTTCTCATATAATATAGGGTTTTAATTCCTTGTTTCCAAGCCTCCATGTGAACTTGATTAATCCACTTCGGCGTAGCTTGAGATGGAAACGCTAAGTTTAAGGAAACTGCCTGATCCACATATTGCTGACGTATGCCCGCTTGCTTTATCAATTCAAGCTGATTTATCTCTTTAAATGTTTTAAAGACATCTTTAACCCAATCAACTTCTTTATTATTAATTTGATCTTCAGGTATATCTGCAGACTTGGTTAGCTTACCGTTAACATATCCCCAATTATTAAGTTCCTCTATTCCTTGAACTGAACCACCGTCTGAAAGTATACGATCCCAAGTTTCTCTATTATTGATACCTATTTTTCTGAAGACTTTTTCTAGCTCTATGTTCTTTCTAATAAACGTTCCCTTGGCCGTTTGTTCAGTGAATACATTTGCTGCCCAAGGTTCGATTCCAGGGCTAACATTTCCACTAAGTTTAGAATTAGACACAGTAGGAGCAATCGCCATTAGATGCGTGTTTCTCATTCCAGTTCCAACACACCATAGAGGTTCTCCGTATTCCTCTGCCATGTCTCTCGATGCCATTTCAGCTTCGATCTTCATCTGAGAAAATATTCTCCTGGTCTCAAATTGAGCTGGAAGTCCTTCGAATGACATTCCCTTCTGTTGAAGATATGTATGCCAACCTAGAACTCCTAAGCCAAGTGCTCTTCCTTTTTCAGCAGATCTAACAGAGTTTTCAAATCCTCTCATGTTTTTAGCTCTCTGTATGAACTCTTCTAAAACTCCATCTAAGAACCAAGTCGCAGTGTAAATGAGATCAGTGTCTTTCCACTCCTCGTATTTTGCTAAGTTAACAGAGGACAGACAACAAACAAAGCTATGAGACTCGTCGGTATGTAATGTAATTTCACTACATATGTTTGTCATGAATACCTTTAGTCCGTTTTGTTTATATGCTTCTGGGTTTTGCTTATTTACGT